TGGGATGAAAACGAATTTGAGTTAAACAAAAAAATCATTACTGAAATGATTAGATATTATAGGAAATAATAATGGAAATTAAAAATAAAACAGTTCTTATATTTTGTTTATTGTCAGGGATAATTTTTATGATGCTATTTATGTATCCGAGAGGGGTTTAGAATGACCATCGACGAGAAAATAAAACAGTGGGCTGAAGAGTATGCTACAGCAGGAAATGGAGCTACAATCGAAAGAAGAGAGTGCTTTACTGTAGATTTGCACCTTGGAAATCCACAGCAGTATGAATATGTTAAGGTTTATAATAATTTTTCTTATTGCGCAGCCATTGAAGCATCAAACATCGTAAAATCCGAAATGCTAGCTGATATGCAAAAGCTGGTTGAGGCTTTGGAGGATATTATAAATGATCTAAATAACGTTTGCGGTTGTAGTTATGACGAACAATGCACAGCTTGTTTTTTAAAAGAAAAATATGAAAAGACAATCGCAGATTTCAATGCGAAATATAAGGGGGAGAGATGAAAAAAAACAAAGACGGTACAACGCCATTTATTGCTCTAGTGGGTCAATACGAAGGAGGAGATTTGTTTTTTGACTGCACTAAAAAGAGTACGCCACAGACGGTTTTCAATTACATCATGAACAACGTAGACAAAGACGAAAAAATTGAAATCTACATAACTGATTTGACAGATGAGCAGATTGCAGATTTGTGTGTTGAGTTTTTAAAATGAGTCAGTTTAACGAATACTACTTAGCAGGACATTTTATCGATGTTCAACTTGGCGATGGGCAATTTCAACAATTTAGGGTTGCGGCGTCCAAACCAAAAAACATTAAAATTGAAGGCGATATTATTGAAGTAATCGAAATCGCAGCACTCGAAGCTGCGCAAAGTGAATTACTGAAATTGAGTAAAGAGAATGAAGAATTGAAGTACAGTTACGAAGTTTATGTTTCTTTGGTTGAGCCAGAAATTGAAAAACTCACAGCAGCTCTGAAAGTCGCTGAGGACACTATGGAGCGAACTTACAGACACAGGGTTAGAGGGTATCCGACACGGCAAGAATGGGAAAACCTTTTGGAGGAAAATAAAAACGCTCTCGCTAAAATTAAGATAATTAAAAAGGGGTTGGGATGAGTGAAAGAGGTAAGGAATTTTGGGATAAGCAAATGTGCTGGCACCAGCAACTAGAGGACGCAAAGCTAGATTTCAAAAGAGTCGACAATAAAAATTACGAGCTAACAAAAGAAATTCAAAAACTCCAACTCGAAAATAAAGTATTAAAAGAAAAGCTCTCGGTCGCAGAGTCGCAGATTGAAGACTTGGAATCGCAAATCGCATATTGGGAAAATGGAGAGGGTAATTAGAATGTCAAATGAAAAATTGAACTACTATTTCAAAAGAACCACAGAGCACATTCACCGCGTTCAAAACAACATGGTCAAAGTCGTGACTGAATTTCGTGATCAACTTAGTTTGACCGATGAAGACTGTCGGGTGCTGATGCACAATGTGATGAAACACGACATGACTAAGTTTTCAGTTGAACAATTCCTTCCTTATGTTGAATTGACTGAATACTATCGTCAAAGAAAAAACTTGAACAATCCTGAATACAAGTACCCTTCAGAAGAAATTGAACGTCAAGTTGACGCCGCCGTTGATCATCACTATAAAAACGAAAATCATCACCCTGAAAGGTTCCAAGGCACAATCGGAAAATACGACATATATGAAGCAATTGAAACTGTTTGTGATCTTCAAGCTATGGCACAAGAATTCAATGAAGATAATTGTCGAATGTATTTTGAAAAAGTATGGAAGCCGAAGCAATCAAGATATTTCTACGACGACTATAATTGGGTTTGTACCATTACACACATGGACAATGTTATCAAGTGCTTTGAAAGCAATTAGGAGTTAAATCAATGACCCTACTAGCAGGATTTATATTAGGCTTTGCAGCTTGCTTAGTGTTTAACGCTTTTATGGATTTAATTAATTATTGAGGATTGATGAGAAACGACGACACATACGACAAGGACGAGGCTTTAAAAATGTTGATTGAACTGATTAGTGTTCCGCATGGTGCAAGCTATGCTCAAAGACTAGTTCAATTAAAATATGACATTTCAACGAAGGAAATTTGGAGACTGACAGCAAGTCCAGATTACAGGTATGCTTTAAAGAAAAAGAACGACGAGAAAAATCAAAGACACAAAAAGTTTTTAACTGCGAATCGTGTTCAGGTTAGACCAGAGGATAATCAAGGCAAGCTGTGATTTAAAAAGGTTAAATGAGCATGATTTAAAAGTAAATATAAATCATGACTTGGATTGAAAAATTAATTAAAGATATATTAGCGGCAATCTTTAGACAACCATCACCAGGAGATAATACACATGAAAAAGACAGTAAAGAAAAAGTCGACAAAGACAAAACCAGTCAAGAAGTAAGACATAAACAGTTTAAAGAAATTGCCGCATATATCGAAGAACTGATTACCAAAGGAACCAACAATCCTTTCACCAAAACTCCATACAAAGACCTCAGAGAATCACAGGGAAAAAACAGATCAAAAGACCTCGACGCCTTAATCCTAAGAAACGGCGGAAAATTAGCCGATCCATATTGTCTTTATGGACTACAAGATATTTTAAGAGCTGTAGAAATTAAATTTAACATCAAGTTTGATCTGCCGAAAGCGGGATCAACACAAAGTTTCTTTAACAGAACAAAGCCAGAATACAAAACATCCGAGCCGCTTTCTTATTCGATTGGCATTTATCAAAAGGGCGACGAATATAAAGGCCACGCCGTTTTGTGTCTTTCAAAGATTGATTCAGAAGACTTTTCAACCTTTGAGTTCAACACAAGTCCAGAACAGGGCAAGAATATCGAAAGAGACGGACAGGGCTGCTATTTCAAAACAAGATCATTAGAAGGATACGATGATATGCGACTTCGTGGCTTTGTTGATATATTTAAGGCGATCAAATGAATGAATTTTCTGAATTTGTACAGTGGGGATTTTATTCCGTGCTAACGGGATGTGCTATTTATTTAACTTCAATTTTAAATGGCCTTAAAGGATCTGTTGATGAGCTTAATGTCAAGATGGCAACGATCATCGAGAAAACAAGCAACCACGAAAAACGAATTGAAAAATTAGAAGACAAACTACACTAAGGAGAGTTTATGCTAGAAGGACAGGAATTTAAAAAAGAAATCGGACAAGTTGGCGAGGTAACAGTTGATGTTACGCCAGAGCTAGTTTTAGAAGTAAAAGCTGGCGTTAAGGTTGATTTATTGGCTGAGCTTAAAAAGCTTGCTGATAAAACAGCAACACCTTACGACAACATGGCTTTGGAATGGGTTGAAAAGCTTTTGAAAGCTGGCGCAGCTTTAGCTAAATAATCATGTCGTGGCAGAAATTATTAAACATTTTTGATTTGTTTTTTAAAGAATACGTTAAAAAGTATTTGGTTTCTGCCATTATGAAAGCAATCGGTGTTAGCTCTGGAATATGGTCTAGCATCGTGAGTTTTGTTTTGGTAAAAATCTATACCAAACTAAAAAAAGAAGCTGACTCAAAGGCTGCCATCGAGGATCAAAAGAAAATCGATGACGAGCTTAATAAAAAGCATCAAGAGCAGCTTAATAATCCAAACACTACAGAACAAGAGCTGATTGAAACAGAGACGGACATCCTTAACGGAGGCAGAAAGCCATGAAATATTTAGCTTTGTTGTTTTTAGTTGGATGCTCTGGCTATGACATCACAAAAAACAATCCACATTTTTTAGACACTCAAAAAGGATACGCTAGAATCTATGAGGCTAAAAAGATTGAACCAGAAGCTTGTGGAGAGCCAAATTACAAATTTGAATACACTGGGCAAACTAAACCCATTTCTGAAATGAATGGTTATGTTTGCCTTCCAGTTGACCAAGTTCAATATAATCTTAGATTTTACAACGACTATTTAAAAAGAAAAGCTAACTGTCAATAATGCAAGAGCTACTTTTTAAAGCAAAGTTTCCAGTACCCATTCATGCTATAAAAAAGAACAACAAGCAAATTGCGTTTAATAAGGCCGCTGGGCGACGATTTATCATGAGCAATAACAAGGCTAGGTTTTATGAGGAATGGCTCAACCAGAAGCTTATTACAGAGAAATTAAAGCAAAGACTGGACACCATCACACACAAAGTTCACGTTTGCATGAAATTTTACTTTCCTAAGACTAAGTTTTATACAAAAAAAGGTGAGCAGAATAAAAAACTAGCAGACTTGAGCAATCTTTATCAAGCTGTAGAGGATGCCCTTCAAAGTTCTGGGGTTATTGAAAACGATAATCTCATTGAATCGCATGATGGATCGAGAAGGCTTCCAATCGATGACACAAGCCACTGGCTGGAAATTACGATTTCTGCTTATCAAGATTAGCTTTTAATTCAAGCAAAGCCTTTTCAATCAACGAAGTCACATAGGCCGTTGAATCATAGCCCTTTTGCTTTGCCATGACATAAGCATCGTATGCGTCTTTAGACAAACAGAAAGTTTGCTTAATTTTAGTTTTAGACTCTTTTAATTTAGGTAGTGCGTTTAAATCCATTTATTAAATTGCTCCGAGCAAAGGGAAAATGAAAGGTAAACCCGATGCCCAGAGCTGTCTCCTGCATAAAATCAAACCACATACAAACGATAAATCAACCTTAAAAAAGTAAGAAAAAATAAGAATAGTCTTACTTGATGTTTGCAAATTGCACATTTCTTATGAAGTCATGGGCTTTCAATTTGGTTTATTAGACTCAAAAGAAGAAAACGAAAAAAAGCTTAAAGCTTTTGACGATCAAATGTCTTTCTTGCCTGTGAGCAATCTACAGGAACGCTTTGAAGGCACACCATCGCTTTCAGAACTTGAATTTGAAATAATGCACATGACCTTAAGTGGTTTTGAAATCAAAGAAATATCCCAAAAAATATACAGAACAATAGCTTGTGTTAAATGGCGCCTGTCACACGTTTACTGGAAGTTTGGGGTCGACAATAGACTTCAGCTTATCAACAAGGCCGCATCAGAAGGCCTCCATTTTATTAATGAAAAATCAGGCATCAAACACTCATTCTCAATCAACGTAGATATGCAAGGACACCTTAAAAATGAAAGATAGCATAACCTTTACTGAGCTATTTCAAAATAGACATCATTTTTTTAATCTATCTGAAAACGAAATAGAGCAAAAAATAAATAAGCTTCACAACGATATCAACAACCTTAGAGAGCTTAGAAAAGAGCTTCAGTTTACTTTAAAGATCATTAGGAAACTATCTGAAGTGTTTACATCTGAAAACCAAAGAGCCTTAGCTTTAAGAGTGTTAGACGCTTATCCAGAGCTAGGAACGCCAAAGCAGGTTCAAGTCGTAGTCTGGTCTTTACTAGGAAAGAACACAAAAGACATCGCAAGAGAGCAATGCGTTTCAATTCAAGCGGTTAAATTTATCAAGACAGTAATTTTAAGAAAAACAAAACATAAAACGATGACAGCTTTGTTGGCTGAAATTGTACAGAATGAAGTGATGAAGAAAGAAACAAATGAAAATACATTGTAAATATGACGAGCTAAAAAATCCAAAAGAACTAAAGAATCATCCGAAAAACAGAAATAAACACGGACAAGATCAGATTGAAAGATTAGCTGAGCTTTATAAGTATCACGGAATCAGACATCCAATTATTGTGTCAAACTTGTCAGGATTTATTGTAGCAGGTCACGGAAGAAAGCTCGCAGCCATCAGAGCAGGAATTAAAGATATGCCCGTTGTTTTTCAGGACTTTGAATCAAGCGAGGCTGAATATGCCTTTATTCAAGCAGACAACGCAATCGCACTATGGGCTGAGCTTGATATGGCTGAATTTTGTTTTGATTTAATAAAAGAATGCAAAAGTGTTTACGACGGATTTGGCGGATCAGGTTCAACACTAATCGCCTGCGAAAAAACAAACCGCAAATGCTTCATGATGGAGCTAGATCCTCATTACATAGATGTAATTATTGCTCGCTGGGAAAAATTCACTGGCAAGAAAGCTGAGCTTTTAAATGGCTAGACCTAGAAAAAAAGTAGATGAAAAACTATTGGAAAAATTAGCTTACATTCACTTAGACGATAAATATATTGCTCTATGTTTGGGTATCTCTGTAGACACGTTACATCGGCGTTATGCTGATAAAATAGCAGAAAGTCGAGCGAATGGAAAAGCAAAATTGCTCTCTAAGGCTTGGTCTAAGATCGAAAACGGAGACTGGCCAGCTATTAAATTTTTATTACAAAACTATTTAAAACTTACAGACAAAATTACACACACAGTTGATGAAGAATCAAAAGGCGCTTTCGTATTTAACTACAACACAAAGCCAATGAATCAGGACAAAAATGATTAAAATTAATTTACTAAAAGGCAATAACCTTGAAACACTAAAGCAATTATCTGATAACTCGGTCGATTCAATCGTAACCGATCCGCCTTATGGACTTTCATTCATGGGCAAAAAATGGGATTATGACGTGCCGACTACAGAACTTTGGCAAGAGTGTTTTAGAGTTTTAAAACCTGGCGGCCATTTGCTCGCATTCTTTGGCACTCGCACTTATCACCGAGGCGTTGTCAGAATTGAAGACGCTGGTTTTGAAATTCGCGATCAAATTCAATGGATTTATGGCAGTGGTTTTCCTAAGTCACATGATGTAGCTAAGGGCATTGATGTAGCTAAGGGCAAAAAAATATCTGAAAACCGCTCAATGAGTGGTGGAAATTATGAACGATTAAGGCATGAATTAAAAACTTTAGAAGCAAAACAATGGGACGGCTGGGGCACAGCTTTGAAGCCAGCCAACGAACCAATCGTTGTTGCAAGAAAGCCATTAGATAAAGGGCTGACGATTGCTGAGAATGTTTTGAAGTATGGAACAGGCGCGATCAATGTTGATGCTGGGAGGATAGCCACATCCGATGAAATACCATCGACCACGAACCAGAATATAAAAAATAACTCTTATAAAACTGATAATTCAGATCCTGAGAGAGATACAGTTTACACACAACACGCTCAAGGCCGATGGCCAGCTAATGTGATTTTAGATGAGCAAGCTGCTGAAATGTTGGATGAACAGAGTGGAACAAAAATTAGAATGTCCTCTTGTATAGGTATTAAAAGAACATCTCAACACTCTTTCAACATTGGCCAATCGAAAGATCAAAAGGGTCAAACTATTTCAGCGAATGAATACGGCGGCGCCTCTCGTTTCTTTTATGTCGCGAAAGCTTCAAAGTCTGAAAAAAACAAAGGGCTTGAAGGTTTGCCATTAGTTGAGTCGGGAATAAAAAACGATTCAGGTCGGGGATTTTCAAAGTCTGATCCTTACAAAATTATTTTAAATCAAAACTTTCACCCCACAGTAAAACCAATCAAGCTCATGCAATACTTAATTAAACTCGTAACACCGCCTAACGGAACAGTCCTTGACCCTTTCATGGGATCCGGCTCGACAGGTGTCGCAGCTAAAGAATTAGGATTTAACTTTGTTGGTTGTGAACTAAGCCCAGAGTATTTTGAAATAGCTCAAAAAAGAGTAAATGGATAAAACAGTAAGCCTCATTGAGATTTATAAAGGGATGTCAGAGAAGCAGCTTCAAGATGAAATTGATGCCATTTTTGATATTGTTTTTGCTGTCTTAGAGGCCACTGAATCAGATTCAATCGAGCAATTTCCAAGTCCAAATGTAAAACTAAAAATAAGCTGCGAAGTTATAAAAGACGAAAGTAAATACTATTGTTAGACAGATCAACACCATCAGTATTTGAATTTAGTCCAGATCACATTCCTTTTCAAAGAAAGGTTATGGACGATATTACTTATGGGTTTGACTATTCTTTAGGTTATCATGAATTGCTTTTGTCTGGATCAGTAGGTTCTGCAAAGTCTCTTTTGTGCGCTCACATCATTGTTAGGCATTGCTTAGAGCATAAAGGAGCAAAAGTTTTAATTGGGCGCAGGTCTTTGCCTGACCTTAAAGACACTCTTTTTACAACAATCGTTGAGCATTTAGAGTGTGAAAGGCTCAAGGAAAATAAAGACTACAGAATCAATTATTCAAGTGCCTACATTGAGTTTTCAAATGGCTCAGTTATCATGGGCAAAAGCTGGGCAGACAAGAAATATAAAAAGTTTAGATCATTAGTTTTATCAATGGCTGTCATTGAGGAGGCCGTTGAAAACACAGGTGATGATTATAAAGCCCTCATTGAAATCAGACAGCGTGTTGGTCGACTTCCACACATTAAGCAAAACATAATCATATATGCCACCAATCCAGATTCACCTTCCCATGAGCTTTATAAGTATTTCTTTAATGAGAAAAAACCAAACAGACATATTTACTTTTCATTAACAGAACAAAATCCATTTCTACCTAAATCCTATGTGGAAAACCTTAAGGAAAACCTACCACCCAAAGAAGCAGAAAGAATGCTAATGGGTAAGTGGATCGAAATAGACAAAGAAAGAATTTACTATGCCTATAATTCAGACGTTAACTTTAAATCAGAGGATTATGTTATCAATCCTTATTTACCTGTCAGCATTTCTTTTGACTTCAATATAGGTATTAACAAGCCGATGTCGTGTTGTCTTAGTCAATATGATAGATCAACGGACACATTTCATTTCTTTGACGAAGTTGTAATTCACGGATCAAGAACTGAAGACGTTTTGGAAGAAATCGCTGCAAAAGGTTATTTTGATATGCCTGTGATGTTTGAAATTCATGGTGACGCCACTGGCGGCGCAAGGACCACAAACTCCAAGTGGTCAAACTACGATTTAATAGATCAATTTATAAAACAATATAAATCAAAAACTAATCCTCTACTAAAGGTTAATCATAGGCTTTTAATTCCTTCTGTAAATCCTCCAATTCGTGAAAGACATATCATTGTAAATGCTTATTGTCGAAACATGAAGGGCGATGTCCGTCTTTACGTTTACAAGAAATGTAAGACTCTGCACGAGGGCATGAAGCTTACAGCACTCAAAAAAGGTGCAGACTACTTAGAAGATGATAGCAAAGAATATCAACACGTTACAACTGCCCTTGGTTATCGTGTTGTTTACACATCACAAAATAAAGTTATTGTGAAAGGCGGAAACATTCGATGAATATAAACTTACTTGATCCAATTGTTAGAAAGCAAATTGTTGCAGACATTAAATCATGGGAAAATGTTGAGCGAAAAAGAAAATCACTAGAAGCTTTTGAAATCTACAATGACAGAGCTTATCAATATGTTTATTCAAAGCTTTGTAATCAGCTAACCAAAGAAACTGTAAACACAATGGCGATTGTTTCCAATCTCAACGTGGCAAAAGCTGTTGTAAACAAGGAAGCTAGCGTTTACCTTGACGAGCCTGAAAGAGAATATCCAGAGCTTAATGAATCAGATAAAGAAGTATTAAAAAAGGTTTATGAAGAATGCGGCTTTAACACATCGCTAGCTAAATCAAACAAATACTTTAAGCTTAACAACCAATCATTTTTGCAGGTTGTTCCGAAGTACGGAAAGTTAAAACTTAGAGTTTTACATGGACATAACATCGATGTTATTCCAGACGCAGACGATCCAGAGACGGCCTATGCTTATATTATCTCTACATTTGATAAATCACAGTGGATAAGAGCAGGGCAAGATCAAATAAATCAAACAACGGCTGATGCTGATGATTACAAATCAAGACTAGAACGTTATCAGGTATGGACTAAAGAGATTGTTTTTACAATGGATGGAAAAGGAAATGTGATCGGCGAGATTACTCCAAATCCTATAAAGATGCTTCCATTTGTTGATATTTCAAAAGAAAAGGATTTCGAGTTTTATGTGCGCCAGGGACAGGCGCTTTCGGATTTCACTGTTGATTTCAATGTTGTATGGTCTGACTTAATGCACATTATGAGAATGCAGGGTTACTCAGTTGGCGCTATTTCAGGCGATCCAGAGCTAAAGCCAGAGTCTATGGTTATTGGCCCAGATAGATTTATTTTTCTTCCAACAAATCCAGCAAATCCACTTTCAAAATTAGAGTTTGATTTTAAATCGCCATCTCCAAACATCGACGCTTCATTAAAGGTTGTGGAATCACTAATTGCCACTTTCTTATCTACGAGAGGAGTGGACAAAAAAGCCGTGTCATCAAGCACTCAAGGACAGCAGAATTTTTCATCAGCTCTTGAAAGATTGTTAGCCATGATTGATGAGTTTAGAGCGTCTAAAGAAGACTTTGATTTATTTATTGGCGTTGAGACAAAGCTTCATGAAATTGTGACCAAATACTTAGCTTTATTATCAGGATCAGAATATTTAATTCCTGAATATGCAGTCACACAAGCCGTTGTTGGTTCAAAAATTAAGATTGAATTTGAAGAACCTGAAATGGTTGAAACTGAAGCCGACGAACTAGACAACGCTAAAAAGAAAATTGATCTTGGCATTGCTGATGCTGTTACAGTTTTAGCTGATTACGAAGACATCCCTTTAGAGGATGCAGAAAAAATAATTCAAGAAATTAAAAACAGAAAAGCCAATTCTTTAAGGGGTTTAATCAATGAGCCTTCAGAAGAAAACGCTTAAAGAAAGCGAAGTTAGCACTGACATTAATTTAAAAGAGTTAATGGGAGATTTGTCTAATAATAAAGTCGTCCGAAATGTATTTCTTCAAATGGCTTTAGATAAGCTCCAAGAGCGCCTTGATTCAGGTCGCGGCGTCGATGGGAAGCTTGCACCATATTCTCAAAGTTACAAAGATTCAGCTTCATATAAGATTTGGGGCAAATCATCCACAGTAAATATGCAGTTATCTGGCGATATGCTGGCAGCAATTAAAGAGCTTAATTCAAGTAATGGCAAAATTAAAATCGGCATAGATGACAGTACAGAGGCCGCTAAAGCTTATGGACACATGACTGGTATGAAAGGCCATCCAACTCTTGCTGGCAAGGTTCCAGTGAGGAATTGGTTTGGATGGACTGACAAAGAGCTAGAACAAATTGCTACAGAATTAACTCCAGAGGCCGCCACACAAAAAGAAACAATCACAGATCAAGATGTTTTAAGGATTCTTGAAAGGATGGGCTTTGGCTAAAAATAAAGTGACTATTACAGGAATTGGAAAAGCAAGAGACAATGCGCTCAAGTTTTTAGGAAATACCTTTAAGGATTATTCTTTTTTGTCTGATTTTGGAAAAGAAGCTGCATCTCAGATAGTTAAAAGAACACAAGACGGCAGAGAAGAATACAAACAAAAGCCACTAACAGAATCTACAATCATTTCTAGGGAAATATTGTCTGTTGATAATTCTTTCGGTCCATTTGGATCTGCTAAAAAATCTAATTTAACAATGTCTGGTCAGCTTTTAAGGTCAATTTCATCAAAGGTTGAAACATCAACAAGCACCGTCACTGTTTTTATTCAAAATGGAACCAGATATAAATACATAATTCCGAACAGCATTACTGCTTTGGCCTACAGCAAGAGAAACAAAGAGCTTAGAAATAAATATTTTGCAATTTGGAACACTATGAAGCAGCAGGGCAGTAGCAAATCAACAAATTCAGATATCAAAAAATCTTTAGAAGAAAAAGGGCGTAAGTTCTTTTTTATATCCAACAAACTTCAAGCTCTACTCGAGTCAAAAATAGCCGCACAACTACGCAAGAAACTCGCTCTATATAATAAGGTCGTTAGAAAATTGTCTTAAACAAGGAGACAATTTGATGTCAGAAAATAATCCCAGTGGGAACTCTGGTCAAGCCAGTGGCGATGATCAAGGTAAAAATTCTGTAAGCTACGAAAGCTACCAAAAGGTATTGAACGAAAAGAAAAAGAGCCAAGAAAAGCTAAACGAAATTCAATCACGTCTTGACGAGTATGAGCAAGCTAAACTTGAAGCCGAAGGCAAACTTAAAGAAGCCCTCGACAATCAAAAAAAGCTCGCTGAGAAATACAAGAATGACAATGTTGAAATCGTTAAGCGCGTAGGAACTAAGGCCGCTAAGTCACAAATCGCAAGAGAAGCTGAAAAGCTAGGATGCGTAGACGTGGATGCTGCATTTAACCTTCTTGATCTTTCAGGTTTAGAGATGAACGAGGAATTTGAGTACGACAACAAATCATTGTCAGAAAAAATCCAAGGTTTCGCAAAAGCTAAGCCGTATCTTTTTAAAAAGGATTTTAAGCTACCAAATGACGTAAATCCTAACAACGGATCAATTCCAACTAAAAATCTTTCTGAGCTTTCTGAATCTGAAATCAAAGAATTACTTAAAACAGCAAAATAACAACAATTTCTTCCCTCATAACTAGAGGGCGAAAGGATTTTAAAATGGCAGTAACAGGTAACACACAGTTAGGAGCAACTAAGCAGGATTTAATCGCAGCTTTGGTGCAAAAAGAATTAAAATTTCAAGCAAAATTGATCGGTACAGTTTCGGACGTATCTGCTTTTGCTGTTAAGGGCGCTAAGTCTATTAGCTTTCCTTTAGCTGGATCATTCACTGTTGAGAATAGAGCTTCTGCAACTGCTGGAACAATCCAAGATTTAACATTTGCAAAAGAGCAATTGGATCTTAACTACCGCGCATATATCGGATGGACTGTTGATTCAGTCGACGAGTATCAATCAAATGTTGATGTTCAAGCTGAATACGTTAAGCGTGCGGCTTCTGCTCATGCTCGTAACTTAGATGAGCAAATCTTAACTGTATTAGACGCTTCTGCTGGCTATACTCAAACTGCTGGTATCGATCAAACTAAAATTTTAGCAGCTCGTAAATGGTTGTTAAAAAATCAAGCTGTTTTGTCTGATTGTACACTTGTTGTAAATCCAGACGATGAGGCTTTATTGTTAGCGATTCCTGAGTTTGTTCGCGCTGACGCTTACGGAGCTTCAAATATCCCATCTGGCGTTATTGGACGTATCTACGGATTAAACGTGATGGTTCACACTAAGCCAAACTTAGCAAAATCTTTCATTTATGAAAAATCTGCTGTTGCTTTCGGTTTACAAAAGGCTCCTCAGTACGACGAGCAAAAAGACATCCGTTACGGAACAGGCGCAATGTTGGCAGCAATTGATCAATTGTTTGGTTTCAAGGCTTTACAATTAGGTCAAGGTAAAGACTCTGCTGGCGTTGACTTAGTTTCTACAGCGTCTCCATTAATCGCAGAAATCGGTTAATAAATGACGTTAGGAACAGAAACTAAAATTTCTATGGTTCCTAATTTCTTAAAGGCACCTTCTCCCGAGTTACTTCGGGAGGAGATGTTTTTTAATAATGTTCGAATGAAATCAGAAGTTAAATATTTTGATATTCAACAAGACAAATCAGGATTCTGGTTTGCTTGGTTTTACGAGGAAATAGATCCATTTTCAAAAATCAAACCTAAAAAGGCTAAATAATGACTGGGCCAATTAGACAATCAACAGGCGAAAGAGCGCAAGATTCTTTTGTTGAATCTCCAACGAGAGCAAACAAAACAGCCGTTGAAGTTTATATTGGTGGATCAGCAGTTTCTTTAGGTGGTGGCGGTGGAGCCACAAATTTAACCACTCAAACACTAGCATTTACAATTTTATCAGGCCAAGAAAACACATGGCAATTAGCTCCAACAACAGGACTTTTAAATATATTTAATGTTGAAGTTTATGACTCAACAAATAGTTTTAGAGTTTTCGTCGACTGGAGAATTTCATCATCAAATATTTTAGAAATTAAAAGCGCATCAGCGCAAACATATACAATAAGAATAATAGGAGCTAACTAATGGCACAAAAGTTTCATGTAGATATAGATTTAGACTTAAACCAGCTAAAAAATGCAGTAGCAGATACTCTGACATCAGATCCAGTATCTCCTGCAGAAGGACAGTTTTGGTACAACACAACTGATAATTTATTAAAATACTTTGATGGTGTATCTGTAAAAGTAATTGCAGATCGAGCATGGGTAACTGCAGAGATCAACAAACTTGAAAGAATCCAAGGTTCTTTTGACGCTTCTGCTGGTTTATTACCAACTGCTGCAAATAAAATTGCTGGCGATCTTACTCAAATCGTTGCTGGTGACTATTGGATCATTGGTGTTGCTGGTACAATCGCAGGAATCCAAGGTGACGATGTTTTATCAATCGGTGATAAACTTCAATACGTTGGTGGTGCAGGTACAGCAGCTAACTGGGTTGGTATTCAAACAAACTTGAATGATGCCAATATCGGGAATGTAAAAGCTGAGAAGCAAACTGTTTCATTAGTTGCCAACACTCCGCTAAATGTGAATGCCGCAACGATTGCAAATATTCACTCGGTACAAGTTTATAACTCTGCAGGTGATTTAATTGTTGTAGATATTCAAAAACTAGGTGGAGCTAATCAGCGCACTTTGACTTCTAAAAAGTCATTAACAGGTGTTGTTGTTGAATTAACTGGTACTGGGGCTTAATGCAAAAAATTAACTCTGACGTAAGTTTAGAGGATGTCGGGCGTGTTAAAAACTCGCTCGATCCTATTGATCCGCAAGATCTTGTAACTAAGGCTTGGGCATTAGCTAATCTTACATCAGATGTTGAATCGAATGTTTGGCAAGAAGTAACATATTCAGGTGATGTAGCTTCATATATTACATATTATAATTCGGCTACATTCATTACTGCCAATCGAACAGCTAGAAATGATCTTACTTATACAGGTGATAATTTAACTCAAGAAGTTTTAAAAATATACGCATCTGATGGAACAACAATTTTAAAAACTTATACTTGGACGCATACATATTCTTCAGATGATTACGTTTCGTCGTCGATGGTGATTACATGATTGATTCAGTTTTAAAAGTAGTGCAAGGATGGGTTAAACTTAAAGGCAATACTGACGGAACCAAAATTGGCAATGTCGGTGACTCATTAAAAGTTAATTCAACATTTAACTCAAATTACATAACTCCATTTGGAGTTTTAAAATCAGATAGTTCAACGAGTGTTTTTGAATCTGTGTTTAACTACGACAAACAACCTTTAACATGGGATGAGGTTGTCGCATCAGGTGGAACAAACACATGGAGTTCTACAACAAACACTATAAATCTAACCACAACAACAGCGAATGGTTCTTCTGTCGTTGTTCAAACAAAAAGAAGAATTAAATACAATCCATCTCGAAGTGTTCTTATTCAAATATCTGGAAACTTTGGAGGATTAAAGGCAAACTGCAGAAGACGAATCGGGCAGTTTGATACAAACAATGGTTTATATTTTGAATGCTCTGATGTTGTAAAGGTCGTTATTAGATCAAACACATCTGGTGCAGTTGTTAATACAGAGATAGCGCAAGCTGATTGGAATATTGATAAGCTTGACGGAACAGGTGCGAGTGGACTTACTCTAGATGTTTCTAAGCACCAATTATTTGTAATTGAGTATGGATGGCAAGGTGTTGCTGCAGTTAAGTTTGGTGTTTATATCAATGGTTCTATTCAATTTTTTCATCAATACAACTCGGCAAACGTATTAACAACTGCTTATATGAAAACGGCTAACCTTCCTATTAGGTTAGAAAATACAAATACTGCAGCAACGGCATCGGCAACAACAATGTCTGTTGTATGTGTTGCTATGAAAAATTTTGGCAATGACACTGATTCAGAAGGGCTTAGCAGAACTTATGTGCGACCTACAGTTAAAACAATATCTGCCATGCCAACATTTACTCCTGTCATATCGGTAAGACTTAATCCTACCAATATTGCATCTGTTGTCGAAATATTAAAGGCTCCAATTTATGGACAAACTGCTGATGATATTGTTTGGAAATTAATTTTAAATCCAACTTTAACAGGAGCTACTTTCGCTGATTCTATAGGTTATGTACAAATAGACTCTGCTGCGACTGCAATGGTTGTAAATACAGGAACCGATCTTGTGTCGGGTTTTACATCTGCAGGAAAAGACTCTGGTCTTGAGAGCTTAGAAAACTTTAAACTTATTAATACTGTCTTTGGTGCAACGCAAGCTGGTGTTTCAGATGTCATTGTTTTAGCAGCATCATCAAGAACAACCACAGCAGGTGTTTGGGCATCAATAACATGGAGAGAATTTTAACATGGCAACAGGTACTTTATTCAATCCAAAAACATTAGCAGAATTTACAAAGGATCATTTGGAGTTTGCAGGTAAGTCTTTATTTTTAACAGCAATGGCTGGTGCAACAACAGAACAAGATTTGACAGCAACAGATGACTTCCTTTTAACAGGTGGTGATTTACTTGTTGAAGGTGGATCAATAGATGATCAAATTTTTTTACAGGTTGTTCATCCGACTTTTGGAGTATTAAAAGAGTTTATTAGTGGCTACAGAGTAGCTCCCGATTCGGTTCGGCAGATTGATTTACAAATTCAATATCCTTCTAAGCTGATAGCAGGTCTTAGCATCAGATGTAAATATGTTGCAGCAAATGTTGGAACAGATCGCAAGGTTGCTGTTAATTTATTTTTGCACAGAATATTGGAATAAGTTGAGGTTTTAATGATTAAGTTCTATGCTGTATTTTTTAAAAACATGAATCCATTTTATATCTTTGCTGATGCCATTGAAATTGCTGAAGGCATTGATTTTAGTCATGTTGAAATTGTCAGAGTGATTAATGATGACTGGGAAAACGCTGTTACGTTTGGATCAATTTTTCCAAAGTCTAGAAAGCTAATGCTTTCTGAAATGACTAAGCATTATAAAATTAAAATGGTTGTTCCACTTAGAATAAGTGTTTCAGTAGAACAAGCAGACATCATTTTAGAGTCACTTGTTGGGAAGCCTTATTCTTTAGTTCAAATTGCTGTGATTGGTTTAAAGCTCGTCTTAGAGTGCTTTAAGTTAATGCTACCATTTAAGAAAGTAAATTTAACAAAACATTTAATTTGCACAGAGTACGTTGGAATATTCATGCAGGAAGCTTGTGGATATAGGTTCGAAACAGCTCCAGACTTGCTATCTGTTGAGGAAACTTTGCAAATTGCAATTTATAATTTACCTAAAAACGAGGTTGAATAATGGCTATTTTTGGCGTTATTAAGTGCGATGATAATGTTTTTACAGGCGACAAAATTAGATTTGACGTATCAGAATCATTTGTCACGCCAGACGAAACTTTAGCAACTCCAATTAGTCACGAAATCTCAGTAGATGGCGGAGTAAGTTGGTATAATATCACAGCTAAAAAAATGGTTGATTGGATTTTTACTTCAGCAGGAAATAAAACAATCACCTTGAGAATCACAGCTATATCTGGTTCACAAACATTTACAAAATCTGTTACTGTTTTAGACCTAACAACTGCAAAGCTATTTTCTAAAGACTTTGATCTATACCAACACGAGCCAGAGATTGATCAATATTTACCTAAAAAATGGTCATCATGGAATATGATTCACAAAAGAGCGCAGGATTGGATTATCGATTTCTTGGATGAAAAGGGAATCTTTAACGAGAATGGCGCAAAATACACTGTAAATGACTTGCATGACTTACAACAGGTTAAACAGTTATCCACATATAAAACATTAGAGTTTATTTTTGAAGGCAACAGCAATGTTGTTGGAGATATTTTCAGCACTAAGGCTGCAAAATACAAAGAGCTTTCAAATACTAAAGCATCTCGTTCACAGCTTTCATTGGATTATAATGCCAATGGAGTTAATGACGATTCTCAAGAAAGAACTAACCTTTATACAGTGGTAATTAAAAGACGATGAGCTTCAAACCTATTAGAACATTTTTTCAGAATAGAATTGCAGAGATTGACTCTGATTTTACAGAGCATGAAGACGCATTCTCGTTTGAAAACATTGGAGCCAATCAGTTAGACAAAAAGTATCACATCTTTTATGGTAACGTGACTACCACATCAAGCAATCAAAACACGACAAGCGATGTAGTCTCTGCCCAGGTGAGTTTGTTCTTTTCTGGGTATAGAACAGGTGCGGAGGCTTTGGATTCTGCTATGGATGTTGCAAATGAATTTAGAATCAACTGTTTAAGACGATCTAAATATCAAAATGAAGTGTTTATTAAAAATGTTGTCTGTCAAACCATTGAGGCAATTCCACTAAATACAAACGACAACGCAATTCAAGTTCGTCTGTCGTTTAATATCTCTGTCATTTTTGGAACAGGAATTAATCTCGACTGTATGTAATATAAAATTTTCCTTGTACGGCTTTTAACCTTTATCAAGGAGAATCCCATGTCAATTCAAAATATCGCTGTTCGTCCGATGTACGTTTATATCGGTAAAGACACAGCACAAGTTCAAACAATTACAACTGTTGCAGATGTTGCTGGCTCATTAGGCGGAAAATACTTCCTAATCCACACGCCAACAGTAAAGCACTATGTTTGGTTTAACACTGGCTCATCTGTTGATCCTGCTCCTGCTGGTGGCTGGACAGAGATTGAAGTAGCAATCACATCAGGCGCATCCGCTTCTGCCGTTGCAACGGCTTTGCAAGGTGTTTTAGATGCGTTCACAGGATTTAACGCAACTGTTTCTGGGAATGTTGTCACAGTTACAAACGTAGCTACTGGATATGCTCAGCCTGCAATCGATTCCGACTCTGGATTTGCTTTTAAAGTTACAACTTTAGGTCAGTCAGAAGTTTCTGCTGGTTGTTTGAGTGGTGACATTGAGCTTTCTGGCTTTGAACAAAATAAAATTGAAATCACTTGTCACGCATCTGGAACAACTGTGAAAGATGAGCGCATCACTGGTTACGCTAAGCCAGAACTAGCTTTCACATTACAAGAGACTGACAAAGTTTCTCTTCAAAAAATTCTGGTTATGTACGGAATGCCAGTATTTACTCCAGTTGGCGCAGACAAAGAAGCTGTGTTTGGTTACGGCCCAGCCAATGTTGGTGGATCAAATCCAAAAGTTTATATCAGAATGCATCCTGTCGATAAAGATGCTTCAGATAAATCATCTGACTGGAACTTCTGGACTGCTGAGCTTGGTTTAGACACTTTCAATTTCTCTGGTGAGAATCTTTCACAAATTCCTGCAACATTCTCAATTTACCCAGATGAAACAAAACCAAAAGGCATTCAGTTCTTTATGATCGGTGATGCTGCAAAAGCTGGTTACTAATTTAAAATATTTGCTGGCCTTGATTTGGGAATGTCTCCTCTCGGATCTTGGCTGGCGCTTTTAAGGAGACAAAATGAAGTTAGTTAAATCTTTTTTAGAAATTGAAATCTATGGAGAACAAGCAAAAATTCGTGTTCCTAATTACAAAGAATTTCAGGAATACAGAAATAAGCTTAAAAACATGGGTGAGCAAGACGATGCTGCCGAGGTCATGAAAGAGTTTCTTTGTTCGCTTGGATTGTCAAAAGAGATTTTTGATCAACTAGAACTAGACCATATTGCACAAATTATGGAAGCGCTAACTTCTAAAAAAAAATAGATTTTGAAGACTACAGAATCGCAAAGTTTTGTAGGTTTTATAAAATCAGTCCTTTAGAGATGTTTGAGTTGGAAGCGTCACTTGTAGAGTCGATGTGGCAATCAATAACAACACTAGAGGCGCAAGAGCAACTTATGCAGATGTCAGTTCAAGACTGGTCACACATGAAGAAAGCTCAAAGGACTAAGCTTCATAAAGAACTATTTAAAAAGGCTTACCCTTCGGAGATTAGAAAAAAGAACTATATATCCGCAGAGGACTTAGCAAAGGTTTTAGGTAGATAATGGCTGATGAAATAAAATTAAAAATAGTCTTAGACGATGGCTCTGTAAAAGAGGGCTTTTTATCTGTCGAAAAAAACGCTGACCAAACCGCAAAAAAAATCGGTAAATCATTTGATAAAAAAGACACTGGGATCAATGCCATTGTGTCAAGTGCTGATCGATTAACAGACAGCCTTGAAACCGCTGGTCAGGGCGTTGGTGCTATTGCGTCTAGATTTGCCGCAACGCTTGGCCCTATGGGTGCTGTGGCCGCTGCCGTTGGAGCGGTCGGAGCTGCTTTGGGAAAGGCGGCTCTGGCTGGAGAGCAGGTAAATGCCGTCAATATACAATTTGATAGAATAGCAAAAAGCGCAGGTCTTTCTGTAGACTCTTTTAAGGAATCTATCGTTTCAGCAACTCAAGGTCTTATTGACGATGAAGACGCTTTGCAAATTGCTACAAAAGGAATAATTTCTTTGGGCGATGAAGCAAAAAGATTGCCTCAAATTCTGGATGCATCAAGAAGTGTTTCAAAGGCGCTGGGCAAGGATTTTAAAGAGTCGTTTCAAGACTTGTCTACATTTGTAGAATTTGGAAATGCAAGAGTATTAAGAAATTATGGAATTGTTTTAGATTTAGATAAGGCTTACGAAAAAGCTGCTAAGTCTATTGGATTAACTGCTGCCCAATTAACGGAACAACAAAAGCAAACCATCAGAGCAAACGAATTATTAGACCAAATTCCTAAAAAGTTTAACGCCGCTGCCGGGTCGGTAACTCCACTAAAGGACGCGATTGATAAGTTAAAGGTTTCAATCAGCAATACTTTTGAAAATATTGAGGTTCAAATTAGTGGACCAGTTTCAACCGCTGTAACGAGAATAATTTCTTCAATTGACGATTTAATATCTCGCGGACAAACGCTTAAAAGTGCTTTTTTTTTCTTATCTGGTGCTGGCACAACTGCATTTTTAGCAGAAGCTATATCTGGAACAAACAAATATGCGCTATCTATTGACGATCTAAAAAAGAAAGCCGCAGATACGCAGAATGAAATAGCAAAACTAAACGCGGTAACTTCAATTTTAAATGAAACAAAAGCTTCGACTACTGACAAAACATTAATATCAAAAATAGATGCGGAAATAGAGTCGGTTGCAATAAAATCAAAGTCTGCAAGTCAAGAATTGAGAAGTTTATACAAGGTTATTTCCGAAAAGTCTGGAGTAGATCAAACTAATGGATCTGTTTTAGATGAGCAAAGAAAGCAAAAACCTTCTGGTGGTTTAGACAGGACAGGAGATCAAAACCGATTAATATTTGAAGAAAGAATAAAAAAGGAGCAAGAACTAACGACATTTTTGTTCAATGAGCAGTTAAAAAGAATTAACTCAGATATTCAGTTGCAACAAACGGCCCTGGCAAATGAAACTTCTTTTGATTCACAAAAACAAATATCTGCTTCAATTCTTTCTAAACAACTTGAGGCTCAGAAAATTCAAGAAAACATAAACTTGCTAGCCGTTGATAAGCAATTTGGCGATCAAAAACTTTTAAGCGAACAAGAAAAACAGGCTGCTATCAATGCGGTTACGCAATCTGGTGAAGACGCTAAAACACTGATAGTAAAAAAAGCCGAGCAGGATAGAATTAAATTAAAAAAAGCAGCAGACCAGGCAGCAATTTCCGCCACTTCGAGTGCGCTTGGAACAATAGCAACATTGCAAGAAAATGCCACTGGTGAACTTGCTGAGATTGGAAAAGCTGCCGCACTAACAAAGGCAACTATAGACGGATATGTTGCGGTACAAAACGCACTCGCAAGCGTTCCTTATCCGTTCAACTTTGCCGCTGCCGCACTTGTTGGCGTTGCCGCCGCTGCAAATGTGGCCAAGATTGCAAAAACTGGTGGTGGCGGATCTGGTGGTGCTAATTTCGACACTGGTGGCGGCATTGCTGCAAGCCCTTCAACAACTACCGAATTAACGCCAACTGAAAACCTACAAAGACAAGAGCCACAAACGGCTGTGTCAGTCACAATTCAAGGAGATGTTCTAGACTCAGATGAGTCTGGATCTAGAATTGTGTCTTTAATCAATCAAGCTTTCGACAAAAAAGGCGTTGTAATTAATCAAGGAGTGATGGCATGAGTGCTTTAAATACACACTCTAAATTTTACTATGGCTGGGAAATAACAGCGCAAAATAGAAACATTGATTTTAATGATGGATCTGGCGCAAAAACTGCACAATTAAAGCTTGGATATTATTCAAGCCAAAGTTTAGCGATAGAGATTAAAAAGAAAATGGATGCGTTATCATCTCTTGCGTTCACAGTTTCATTTAACCGATCAACAAGAAAATTTACTATTTCATCGACTTCTAATTTCTCTTTGTTGTTCGCAACAGGATCAAACTCTGGAACAAGTACGGCTACGTTACTTGGATATACTCTAAGTAACAAAACAGGCGCATCAAGTTACTTAGCTGAAGGAACTTCTGGATTTGTATACCAAACACAATTTCCAATTCAGTCATACAAAGAGCCATCGACAAATAGAAAAGCTATTGATGGCGTAAAAAACAAGTCAGCAAGTGGCGTCACTGAGGTTGTTAAGTTTGGTCATGAGAGATTTATGGAGTGTGAATTTGTATTCATTACAAACATTATTCAGGCTGATGGATCAATTATTCGAACAAATCCACAAGGCAGAGAAGACTTTATTCGGTTCATTGAGTGGTGCAGCGAGATTGCTCCAGTTGAATTTATGAAAGACGAAAATAAGCCAAGTGAGTTTATGATTTTAGAGCTTGAGTCAACGCCATCAGATTCTAAGGGCTTAGACTATGATCTATTAGAAATGTATGACCGTGGACTTGCTTATTATTACAGAATTGGCGTTTTAAAATTCAAATTGCTTACATAAAGGATTATCATGGCAAATATTGATGGTTTACCAGTAAACAGCGCAGTCACTCATGCTGAGTTTATGTCAAGAACTGAAGACACAAGCACCACAGGAAAGGTTGATTTTAACAATACAACTGACTCGACAACTCCGGCAGATGGTTCAATTCATACGGCTGGTGGGTTGGGCGTTGAGAAGTCCTTAAATGTTGGTCTGAATGCTAATATTCAGGGCGAGCTAATTGTTGGCGGTGAAACAACTCTCAATGATACATTAAATGGATCAAACATTATTGCAGCAGACGTTTCTGCAAACACATTACTAGCATCAGGAAACATTGTTTCATCGTCTGGTAATATAAGCGGTGGCAATTTTTCTGCTGCTGGAACAATTACATCTTTAGTTTCGGTTGCGGCTCCGCAAATAAACGCTGGTGATATTGATGCCACTGGCGATGTGAGCGCTGCAACAATTAACACGACTGGAAACGTTACTGTTGGTGGCAACTTAATTGTAAATGGAACCACAACGACTGTTAATTCAACAAATGTTTCAACGGTTGATAAAAATATAACAATTAATCAAGGCGGAAACGATGCCTCATCTGAGGGTGCTGGCCTTACTGTTGATAGAACTGGAACAGATGGCTCATTGATTTACAAAGATGCTTCGGCAACTAAATGGGCAGCAGGAGATTTAGGGTCAGAGGTTGACTTAGTAGGGACAACATCAACTCAAACTTTAACAAATAAAACTATCTCTGGCGCAAGCAATACGATCACAAACATTTCTTTGACAACTGGAGTGACTGGCGTTCTTCCAGTTTCTAATGGAGGAACTGGTCAATCAACCTATTCTGTGGGTGATTTGTTATATGCCTCTGCCACAAATGTACTCTCTAATCTTTCTCCTGGAGCGGCAGGGCATTTATTAACGTCAAACGGAGCAGGGGTTGCTCCTAGCTACCAAGCCCCACCATCGGCAGCATATACAACAAAATTTGTTTATGCGAGACACACAACAGGTCAAGCATATGCGGCCAATCAAACGGCGACTTTGGTTTATAACTCAGAACTAGAAGATCCATCTAATCTTTATAACAATACAACAGGAACATTTACAGCCGATGAAAATGGCTTTTATGTTTGCTTTGCTACCGCCACACTAACGACTACGATCGGAACACAGCAAACAATCGGGCTAAGGTCTTTGTTTAATGGATCGGTTTCTGGAATTGGATATTACAACACTGAGACAACTGGCGGAGGAGCTCCAACAAGGCAATGTCAATTACTTTCGTCTGGAAGGCTAACGGCAGGACAAACAATCGTTGTTCAGTTTATAAATAATGGACAATCAAACAGCATCACAACAACAGCAGAACATAACGTATTAATTATTTACAAGGTTGGATCATAATGTTTAAAGTCGAAATATTGAATAACGGCATTGTAACAAATGTCGCTGAGTTTGAGTCTGTTCCCAAATGTAGCCAATGGATTGCTGAAAATTCTCAATATTTTCCAGATGGTTTTTCTTCGCAGATAACAAACATATCAGAACAAAAGCAATTCGAGGCAGACGAAAGGCAAGCGCTTTTAAATCAAAACATTGGGCGCGGTGTTCTTGCAAAAATTTACGCTATTAATATGCAGAAAATTAGGCTGGGCTTGCTAAGTCCGTCCCAACTTCAAGCCTTGCTGTCAGATCAAACTTTGGCAAACATTGAAAGACTATTGCTTAATGGCTCTTTAGGATCGGCTTTGCAGATTATTATAAACCTGCCTGACACTTATTTTAACACAGAACAAAAGCAAATAATTTTAAACTATATAAACGAAAATAAATAATGGCCTTACCAGTAAACCAACAACTAAAATCACTGTTAGAAAGTAGCTCTAAAAAGCCTCAAGTCATATTAGAGGTCGACGGCTGGCCTGTTCTCAGCTCTATTCCTTCTCAGAAATATGCTGAATATGGTGATGAAATTGTTTTCGGGCAAAGTGGTTTATATTTTGGCGGATTAATAATTGATCCATCCATTTTGCCTTATATCGATCTAGACAAATCAACAAATCAAATCACTCAACAGCTTCAAGCCGACAAGGGTGGAAGTCAGTCTGTGACTTCTTTTGATGTTTCGATTGTTGATAAGGATAAATTTATCACTGAGTACATCACTCCATCTAAGGTTTTAGATGAGGTTTTGGGTTTAAAGGCTAGATTATATTTATCTTTTGAAGGCGCTGGGCATCCGAAAGACTCTGTTTTATTTTTCTCTGGAATTGTTGCAGGTGTTTCAAGTGGCGCTGGTTATGTGAATCTAAATTTAGCAAGCCCAGAAAAAATCAAAAATCTAGAGCTATTTCCAAAGGTATCAACAGAGCTGACCTCCGCAATCACTAATTCATCAACAACTATTCAAGTAACATCGACATCTGATTTTAGCTTGCCAGCAGACGGAACAACTTTAGAAACTTATTTGATTCTAGGTGACGAGATTATTAAATATACTGCAAAAACAGACACGACCTTCACAGGATGCGTTCGTGGGCAGTTCGGAACAATCGCAACGTCACATAATATCGGTGACAATGCGGAAGCGGCTTACAGACTTCAAGGAAACATGCTTGATTTGTCTTTAAAGCTCATGCTGTCGGGAGAAAATACTCCCTATGCTATAGACATACCAATTTTGAGTTTCGTTCAATACGGCTCAATTACGGCTGTAAATTCTCTTTTCGTATCTAAATTTAATTTTGATCAATTTTATGGCGTTGTTTCTGGTGACACAATCGTCATCACTGATGCCACAAATCCATCAAACAACGTAACATCGACAGTTTCAAGCGTTACCACTACGGATATTGGATCATATATCACAATCAATGCTCCGCTTGTTCTTGAGGGGTCTGGCGCTAAGTTTAGCTTAACTTCGAAATATGCGGTGCTGCCTAAGTTTTGCGGTCTTGAAATGACTCCAGACCAAGTTGATGTTGCTGAGTTTGAACGCATTTACAACACTTTTTCTGCTCAATTTTTTAACTATGATTTTTTTATCAAAGAAGCTGTTAAAGGATCTGAGTTTATTAACTCTCAAATCCTTTTTCCATCTGGTTGTTACGCTATTCCTCGCAAAGCAAAGACATCCATCGGAATCACAACTCCGCCACTTGCGACTTACGAAACAAAGCTTATTGATGAAACAAATGCTGTTGCGGCAAGTAGCTTAAAAATTAATCGTAATATTTCAAACTACTTTTATAATGCTGTAGTTATTAAGTACGACAAAGATCAGGTCGACGAAAAATACAAGCGTGGAAAAATCAGACAATCGGCAACATCTACTAATAGAATCAAGGTTCCAAACAAGTACATGACTCTAGAGGCCGATGGAGTGCGCTTTGAATCTAACTTTGATGGAAAGTTTGACATTATTGCTAGAAGGCAATTAGAGCGCCATCAGTTTGCGGCCGAAAGCATTGAGGTTCAAGTTCAATACGGAGTTGGATTTGATGTTGAAATTGGTGACGTTGTAATTCTTAAAGGATTGCAGATTTCAGACACAAAAGACGGAACAGGTGAGCGCGGATTAAGACCAAGACTTTTTGAGGTTATCAACAAGGTTGCTAACACAAAAGGAACTCCTATTCGCTTAACTTTGCTTGATACGGCTTATTCACTAAACGGCAGATATGGCGTAATTAGTCCTAGTTCAAAGTTAAGAGCAGGATCATCAACCACTGTTTTAAGACTTAAAAAATCGTACGGAACAAACCTAAGCACAAGATCAGAAGGTTACAAGTGGAGGAATCTTGTTGGCGCCAAGGTAAAAATTAGAAGCGTTGATTATACTTATTTAGAAGAAAGAACGATTGAGTCGTTAAATCCAACAGATGACGATTCAATTATCATAACTCCAGCGCTACCAACTGCGCCACTTGAAAACTATATTGTAGATATTGTCGATTATCCACAAAACACAAATCCAGAGGATCAAGCGATTTCAAAAGCTCTTTATGTTTTCTGGAACAATCAAATTGAGGTTGTGTCTGGAATATCGCAAACGCAATTTACTGTTGGTCTTTCGTCTTTAGTTGATATTAAGACTGGATACATTGTTCGTATTCATAACAAAGATTATTCAAATTATTCTAGTGAACAGATTGTCACCGATGTCACAGGAACAACAATCACGGTCGGAGCTGCTTTGGGATATATCCCTTCTGCTGGAGATAAGATTGAGCTTCTTGGGTATATGGATGACGGAAAACCTTATCGGTGGTTGTAGGAGACTAAATGCCAGCAAGCCCAATAGCATCAGAACCACAATTAATTTTAGATTTTGACGTTCAAGGCGGAGCCTCAGTCAGTGAATCTGTTGGTGCCAAAATCGGTGCAACATCTAATTTTATTTTAAATAAATTTTACGTTATGCCTTTTGGAGTAAGTGGAGCTCCTTATTCAGGTCTTAGCGCATATCCGTACACGTTTACAGGCGCGGCTGAGGCCGCTCGACTTAAATCACAGATTGATTCTATTTTTGTTTTTAATGAGATTTCTGGAATTTCTGGAACAACTGAATTTAGAATTGAAAAACAACTTGCCGCTGGCGGATCCTGGACAAACATTTTCACAACAAACTGTCAGATTCAAAACACAGCAAATGATAACATTTCATTTTCAAACACTGATTTGGTTGCTCCATCTGGAGTAACGCTTCCAGTATTGCCAACAACGACTTTAGAGGTCGGCGACAAATTGAGATTTGTTTTAGTTTCGGCTGCTGATCAAGCACAGAATTTAAAAGTTCGAGTTTATTTAAGACCAATTAACTAGGAGACAAAATGAGTGACGTTGTAATCGCATCGAATGTTAGTTTAAAAGTAAACAGAGCAATTTCTGGAGCCACAACTGTAAATGCAAATTGCTATGCAATAGTGACTTATTCACCTAATAGTACGGCGCCATCTGTTAATATTTCAACGGCTCCCAACGCTCCTATAACAAGGTATTTTGGCCCAGGACAGTCTGTGCCTGCGTCATTCACTACGACAGCATACGACAACGCAACGGCATCAACACTAACTTGGGGTGTTTTATCTGGCGTTGAGTTCATCAACTCTCCTTAGCCTTCTAGTCTAATTGTCACAGCATTAAATTTTTTAATTAGCTCAAAAGCGATGTTATCTTTTAGATCATCGCTCATTATTTTTTTAAGCTGAATAAGCGCCTTTAGATGTTGAGGAGTTGTTTCAATTCTTTTTGCAAACTCGAACATATTTTCTTGAAATACATTGTTCATTAAATACTTTAAATGCTTTCGATTGATTGCATCATTTTGCAGCAACATTTCACAAATTTGTCTGTTTATTTCGTGATCATCGCCATAATCAATAAAGGTTTCATCGCAAGGTTTGCATTTGTATTCCTTGGCCTCGACGGATACGCCATCAAATGACTTTGATGAGTAATCGACTACAACCTTTTTTCCTCTTAGTTTTTTATTACACTTCGGGCAGTTCATGTAAAAATTGCACGACGATATTAAGTGCGAGTCAACGCATAACCTCGACTTGAGAGTAGGTAAGTCATAAAATCTTAAATTGTCTGTAATTTGATTGTCACTAAATTGATAATTACGACAGCAGTCTTCTGCTTTGAGGGGTGGTGATGTCACGAAAGCTCTACAAAACGATCCTAGTCATACCTGATCAACATTTCCCATACCACCACAAACATATTTTAAAATTCTTAAAAGCAGTTAAGAGTAAATACAAGCCAGACAAGGTTGTAAATCTCGGTGATGAAATCGATGCCCACAGTTTTTCAATGCACAATCACTCACCAAATTTGCCAAGTCCACATGATGAATTAGGTCTTGCCATTCAAGGACTCAAGCACCTTTACAAAATATTTCCAGAAGTTGACGTGGTTGAATCAAATCACGGCTCATTAGTTTACAGAAGGGCAGAAGCTAACTCATTACCTAAGCGCGTCCTGCTTGGTTACAACCAAATTTTAGAAGCTCCAAAGGGCTGGCGTTGGCATCGTGATCTTGTGATTTATGCAAGCGATGGGAACCCGATTTATTTCTGTCACGGTCAAAGTGCTGATGTTTTAAAAAACTCAAAAAACAGATCAATGAATTACGTTCAAGGCCATCATCATTCAAAGTTTGAAATTAGGTACTGGGCAAACTCTCTAAATCTTTATTGGGGAGTCACCTCTGGGTGTTTGATCGATTACAAGGCACTTGCTTTTGAATACGGACGAACAATGTTAGACAAGCCAATACTAGGCTGCACAGTTATTACAAACGGACATCCAAAATTAATTCCTATGGTCTTAGATAAAAACGGAGACTGGATCGGATCTTTACCATGAAAAACCATGTCATCAATGTTTTGGGCAGGCAAATAAAGGTTGTATATAAAGAAATCGACAGCAGATATTGTGGGCTATATTACAACGATGAGGGTGTTATCGAGATTAGTAAAAGCCTATCCAGAGAAAAAGCCCATGAAACATTAATTCATGAGCTGGTTCATGCTGTTTTTTTCAGATCTGGTCTAGATCAGACTGGCATTAGCCACGATATTCAGGAAATAATCTGCGATCAAATTGCAAAGGTTCTTTGCGAAAATTACAAATTTACCAAAAAAAAGAACTAATAAATATCTTTATCAATCAATCTTTCAATATACTTGTTAACGCTAACGCCTTCCTTTTCTGCTTTTTTAGCCAAAACATCGTGTTTGCGCGAGTCTATTCTCAACGGAATTTTGCCATTTCTTTTAATTAAGCACTTAGGTGTTGGGACTGTCTCGCCGAGATCCAGCAATGTCATGACGTGCCCCTCAATTGCTTCATCAGCCATTTTTAAAGCCTCTGCTTTTGTTTTTCCGTGAGTCATGCAGCCTTTTAATTCTGTAACGCTTACAACATAAATCTTATCGTGATCGTCCCAATCTAAAATAATTTCATATTTTTGAATCATGTCTTTTATGTTTTTTGTTAACTTCATTATTTCACTCCAATCACTTTTTTAACTTGTTTAATTTGATAGCGCGGAACATCTTTTGAGTGCGTAGCAAGGGTTATTACCTCGCTGCCCATCCCTCTCCAGTGTTCATGTGAGCCAGTCGTTCTAGCCAAATAAAAACTTTTCATTTTCAACAAAGTTCTAAGCTCTTTTGCGCTTATTGTTTCGTTAATTAATTTGGCTAGAAGTTTGTCAATTTTGCTCATACATATATGATATCAAGTTTGATATCATATATCAAGCAAAGAAGGTTGAATTTGTTAGAGGCAATATATTCGGCTTGGGCGTATTGTTTTGAGATTTGTAAAAACTGGTCAACTTATCCTCTTTAGGAGAACTGCTTTTTTTTCCTCAAACTCATCCTTTGTTATCGAGTTGGACTCTAGAAGCGTTGATAGTGTTTTTATTGCGCCATGAACCTCGGCAACCGTAAAGTCGTGAGAACAGTGCATACATTTTGTAGCTTCGTACTTTATGGTCTCGGCGCACTTTGGACACGACTTACCATTTTTTCCTGCAAACAAAAGATATAAAAAAACAACAAACGGAGAAGTTAAAACTGAAACAAAAAAAACTCCAACGACATTTCTATTTAACGATCTAGCAAAAAAACTGCATAAAGCAGCGCCAAGTATCCATGCAAAAAACCAAATCATAAACACTCCTTTGATCTAGTTAATCGGAACTAAAGCAAAATTACTTTAATTTGCTTTTGTCCTTTTTGATTAAGTTAACTTGGAAAAGCTCATGCTGTTCTATTTTATAGATTGAACAGATTTTCTCAATTAACGGCATAGAAATCCACTTTTCTCCTGACTCGATATGATACACTCCCTGTCTCGAAATGCCACAAAGCTTTGCTAAATCCTGAACCGACAGGCCGTTTTTTTCTCTTAAATGCACTAAATTTGAAGCCAAAACTTTACTTATTTTCACTCTACACAAGCTTTTCATAAAAATAATGTAACATATGTGTTGACAAAATGTAAACAGTAATGTTACATTGGTTATATATCAGACCTCATCATGAAATCACATCTAGCGCCTGAGTAGTCCAGAAATAACTTAATAAGCCCTAAGTCGGGCGAGGGAAGGTTATGAGCATTAATAATGATGTGTTCAAAAACGATAAGGCACTAACGCCAAAAGAGCTTAACGAAATAAAAGAATCCAATGAAGCTCAGTTCATCCAAGATTCCATAAAAACAATTCAAGTAAAAAACCTTAAAGCTGGTCAAATGGTTATTGGTGACGAGGTGTTTGATTCGTCTGACTACAGACCTATTAAATCTGAAAAGGTAGTTCAAAAAAGAAAACCATCAAAAGAAGAACTCTTTGTAATTAAAGAGCTAGCAAGAATTAAAAAACTAATCGAGGCAAAAAATGGACGATAGACAGCTTTCAATAAGAAATATTTTGGCGGCTCTGGACGCTGGAATGATTACCACAGAACAAGCAATAAAATTAATTAACAAACTAATAGGAGAATAAAAAATGAAAGACGTAAACGAACTAGAATTAGAGCTAAAACGCAAGCAAAAAGAAATTAATGACCTAAAAGCAAAGCTAAATAACAGATCGCCAGGGTTTAATAAAAATCTTTTAAATCGCATTGACAAAAGATTTGATGATCTTTGCTCGGCAATCGGACAGGCGATTAAAAATACTACTGGAAACAAATCGCATCTTTTTAGC